CTCAGATTTTCCCCTCTTTAGTCTAAAATACATTGAATTGGTGGGATTTACCAATTTTTAAAGTGATAACAAACGATAAAAACAGAATTAAACCGAAATGGACGAACGAAATTATATTTTCCGTTATTATCAGGCGATAAAAGACGGAAGTGTGACCGTTGGAAAATGGATTGAACTTGTCTTTGAATATTTGGTCAAAGGAATAGAAAAAGGCGAATTCTTATTCGACCAAAAGAAGGCAATCAACGCAATAAAATTCATTGAAGCGAAATGTCATCATTCCGAAGGTGATCTTGCACCGAAAACATTAAAACTTGAATTATGGCAAAAGGCGATTGTTTCAGCAATCTTCGGAATCGTTGATGAAAATGGTTTGCGCCGATTCCGTGAGTGCTTCATCTTGATGGGAAGAAAGAACGGAAAGTCTTTGTTTGCTTCCGCAATTATTCAATATTGTGTTTACGCTGATGGTGAATTCGGCGCAAAAGCATTTTGTGTTGCTCCGAAGCTTGAACAGGCTGATATTGTGTACAACGCTTTTTGGCAATCTGTTCAAATGGATTCCGAATTAGAACGAATTACTAAATCGCGTAAAAGTGATTATTACATCAAAAAAACGAATTCAAGCGTTCGCAAGATTGCATTCAACGCAAAGAAATCTGACGGATTTAATCCCGCTTTGGTAATTGCAGATGAAGTTGCATCGTGGGAAGGGGACAAGGGGTTAAAACAATATGAAGTTATGAAATCCGCGCTTGGAGCAAGGAAACAACCGCTTATTGTTTCAATCACTACTTCCGGATATGTAAACGATGGAATCTTTGATGAACTGATGAAGCGCGCAACAAGATTTTTGATGGGCGAATCAAATGAAAAAAGATTCCTTCCGTTCTTGTATATGATTGATGATGTGACCGCTTGGAATGATATCAACGAACTTGCAAAAGCGAATCCGAATCTTGGTGTTTCGGTTTCGGTTGATTTCTTGTTGGAAGAAATAGCAATCGCGGAAAATTCACTTTCGAAGAAGGCGGAATTTCTCACAAAGTATTGTTGCATAAAACAAAATTCTTCGCTTGCTTGGTTATCGGCAGAAACAGTAACCGGAGCATGTCAAAAGAAAATCACACTTGAAGATTTCCGCGGATCATACGCGGTGGGTGGAATTGACTTGTCGCAAACAGTTGACTTGACCGCTTGCCTTGTTGTCATTGAGAAAGACGGAATACTGAATGTTATTGCAAAATTCTTCATGCCAACAGAAAAGATACAGGAAGCAACAGAACGCGACGGCATTCCATATAACGCATATGTTCAGCGCGGCTTTTTGAAACTTTCCGGAGAAAACTTCGTTGATTATCAAGATTGCTTTGAATGGTTCAAAGCTTTAATTGAACATTATGAAATATATCCGCTACAAGTGGGTTATGACCGATATTCATCACAATATTTAATCAAAGATATGGAAGCATACGGATTCCATTGTGATGATGTATATCAAGGTGAAAATCTCTTTGGCGTTATTCAAGAAACCGAAGGGATGATGAAAGACAAAAAAATAAACATTGGTGACAATGATTTATTGAAAATACATTTACTCAATAGCGCAATAAAAATGTCAACGGAACGAAATCGCGGGAAGTTGGTGAAGATTACTCCAACAGCCCGCATTGACGGAACGGCGGCACTTCTTGATGCGCTTACAGTTAGACAAAAATGGTTCAATGAAATAGGTGAACAATTGTCAAATAAAGGAAATTAAAATATGGGCTTTTTTAATCGTATTTTTGGGACAGATCAAGAAAACGCACAAAACCTTGCTGAACTTCGAAATTTCTATACAGCGTTAACACCATACAAACCAGCGTTCCGCAATTGGCATGGCGCAATCTATGAATCGGAACTTGTACGCGCGGCGATTGATGCAAGGGCGCGCCATATTTCAAAACTGAAAGTTGAAATTCTTGGAACGGCGCAACCGAATCTTCAAACCTTGCTGAAACAAGCCCCGAACGGTTTTCAAACTTGGTCACAGTTTCTATATAGGGCAAGCACAATTCTTGATGTCACAAACAATTGTTTCATTGTGCCAATTCACGATGAAAAAATGAATGTCACAGGATATGCAACAATACTTCCGCAAAGATGCGAAGTTGTTGAAGACGAAGACGGCGTTTTGTGGTTGCGATATAAATTTTCGAATGGTCGCGTTGGCGCAATCGAATTTAAAAATTGTTGCATCTTGACAAAGCATCAGTATAGAGATGAATTCTTTGGAGAATCCAACCGCGCATTAAATGACACAATGAAATTGATTGATTTAAACAATCAAGGCATTGAAGAAGCGGTCAAGAATTCGGCGACATATAGATTCATTGCAACGCTTTCAAACTTTGCAAAGCCGGAAGATTTAGCAAAGGAACGCAAAAGATTCACGGAAGAAAATCTTTCCGGTGAAGCGGGCAACGGCGGAATGTTGCTATTCCCGAATCAGTACAAAGACATTAAACAAATCGATGTTAAACCATACACGGTCGATTCTGATCAGATGAATCAAATCAGAACTAATGTATTTGACTATTTCGGCGTGAATGAAGATGTGCTTCAAAACAAAGCATATGGCGATAGTTGGTCGGCGTTCTATGAAGGGTGTGTTGAAGTCTTTGCAATTCAGTTTTCCGAAGCAATGACAAAAACGATTTTCACAAATCGTGAGATTGCACAAGGGTCTTCGATAATGGCAACATCGAACCGCTTGCAATATTTGTCCAACAAAGACAAGTTGGATGTTTCTTCGCAAATGGCGGATCGTGGAATTATGACAAGAAATGAAATCCGCGAAATTTGGAATCTTCCGCCAATTGAGGGCGGCGATGTTCCGACAATTCGCGGTGAATATTATTTATTAGATTCGGAAGGTAACACAACACAAAATGTTGATGATGTTACGGAAGAAGGGGAAGAATAATGAAACAAGCAAGAAGTTTTAATTTTGAAATCCATGCCGAAAACAATGAAAGGTATGGGAATTTCATAACAGGAAGACCGATTGTTCTTGATGCGGTTACGGATCTTGGAATGTTTACGGAAGAAATAGCGCGCGGCGCATTGGATAGAACGAACTTGAAAGATGTTCGTTTTCTTATTAACCACAATGTTGATATGATCCCGCTTGCGCGTTCAAGAAACAACACGGAAAATTCCACAATGCAATTCACAATTGACAATGAAGGAATGCTAATTCGCGTTAATCTTGACACGGAAAACAATTCGGATGCAAGGTCGCTATATTCAGCAATAAGCCGCGGTGATATCTCCGGAATGTCATTCATGTTCGATATTGACGGTGAAGAATGGCGCGATTTGGACACAGACAAACCGCACAGAATCATAACAAGCATTGCGAATGTTTATGAGGTTTCAGCGGTTACATTTCCGGCTTATGAACAAACAGAAATTGATGTCGAATCACGCGATAATCGCTCCGCATTGGATAATGCGAAGCGCGCATTGGATAATGCGAAAAAGCGCGAAGAGAATACAAAGTTATTAAATCGATTAATCGAAGCAAGACGAAAGGAACTTTAAAATGTCAGACGAAAAAATGACAAAAGATGAACTTCTTGAGGAACTTGCTGAAACAAACGCGGAAATCGACAACATGATTGAAGAAGTCACAAGGGAAGGGGTCATTGAACCCACCGTTGTGGAAACTACCGAAGATGTGATTGAGGAACGCGAAGAAGAAATTGAAGCGGAAGAACCGGAAGCAGTAGAAGAAGCATCCGAAGAACCCGCCAATGATGTTGAAGCAAGGGCTAATGCTCTAATCAGCAAGAAGGAAACTCTAATCGAAATGATTAAAACAAATGAAAGTCTTGCCGAAGAACGCAAAGCGAAGATGGATGAAATCGCAAAAGGCGGCGGCAAGATAATTAATTCATTAGTTGAAAGGGAAGAAAAAATGACAAACAAAGAAATTAGAAACACAAGCGAATATATCAATGCATTCGCAAATTATGTAAAGACCGGCGATGCAACAGAATGTCGTGCGCTTCTTACAACGAACGCTGATGACGGCGTTGTTCCAGTACCGGAAATCGTTGAAGGATATATAAGAACCGCTTGGGAAAACTCCGGAATCATGTCAAGAGTTGACAAGTCATATATCCGCGGCAATCTGAAAGTTGGTTATGAAGTTAGTGCAACCGATGCGGCTGTTCATGTTGAAGGCGATGATACGCCGATTGCTGAAGAAGAACTCGTTATCGGAACTGTTGAACTCATTCCACGTTCACTCAAGAAGTGGATATCCATCAGCGATGAAGCACTTGATCTCGGCGGCGAAGAATTCCTCGCATACATTTATGATGAAATCGCACAGAAGATTGCAAAGCTTGCTGATGATGTTGCTGTTTACGAAATCGTTAATTCTCCAACAACTCCGGGAACAGCACCGGTTGTTCTTCAGGTTCCTTCGGAAGTTAATGCAACGGCTATTATTCAGGCGCTTGGCGCACTCTCCGATGAAGCCACAAATCCCGTTGTTATTCTGAACAAGGCAACATGGGCGGCGTTCAAGTCAATCACAACAAGTGATGGATATCTCCTCGCTGATCCATTTGCGGGAATGGATGTTATCTTCAACAATAGTCTTTCGTCCTATGATGAGGCTGAAGAGGGCGAACCATATGTAATCGTTGGTGATCTTGGAACAGGCATCAAGGCGAACTTCCCGAATGGCGATGAAATCAAGTTTAAGTTTGATGATCTTTCGCTTGCGGAACAAGACCTTGTCAAGATTGTTGGAAGAATGTTCGTTGCCATCGGCGTTGTTGCTCCATATAGATTTGCAACAATCGTAAAGCCGGTTGAAAGTGAGTAATTGACAATTATAAGCGCGGGGGATAACTCCCGCGCAATTCTTTAATGTGTGAAAAGGTTTTGAAATGTTAAATAAAGTTAAAACAGCATTAAGAATATCAACAACCGCATTCGATGATGAATTAACCGAACTGATTGAAGCGGCTGAAACTGATCTTGGCATTGCAGGGGTAGTTGTGCCCGCCTCATATGATGCTATTGTTTCGCGCGCGGTTATTACTTATTGCAAGATGAATTTCGGCAATCCCGACAATTGGGAGATGCTAAAAAAATCATATGATGAACAAAAGGCGCAATTGGTAACAGCAACCGGTTACACCGATTGGGGGAATATCAATGTTTGATAATGTTGCGACATTTCTAAAATCTGAAATTCAACAAAATGCAATTGGACAAGAAATCGAAATGTTCAACGAACGAACGGTTTTTGTTAAACCGCGTTCGGTTTACTCCAACGATTTTTATCAAGCCGCGCAATTAGGCTTGAAACCTTCCTTGGTTCTTATTCTTTCAAACTATATGGACTATGAAGGGGAAAGGTTAGTTGACTTCGAAGGCGTTCGATATAATGTGATCCGTGTTTATCGCAAGGAAGAAAGCGATTCACTTGAAATCACACTTGAAGAACGAACCGGAAATGAAAGGTTTGATGAAAGTGAGTAAAAGTGATTTCTCCGTTCAATTGAATGAGGTGTTGGATTCCTTTGACAAGGACTTTCAAGAAATTGTAGATAATGCCGCGAAAACTGTTTCAAAAGAATCAGCAACGAAATTGAAGGAAACATCTCCCCGCAACAAAAGGACAGGCGGTAGTGAATATGCTGATGGATGGAAGGCAAGAAAAAACAAAAACGGTGACTATGTTGTTTACAACAGTAGCCAACCACAATTAACACACCTTCTTGAATTCGGGCATGTACTTGTTTCTTTTGGAAAAACGCGCGGAAGAGTTGCGGCAATCCCACACATCGCGCCGGTTGAACGGTGGGCGAATAAAGAATTTGAATTGAAGATTAGGAAGAACACAAAATGATATATGATGTTTTAACTGAATTGAAAATTCCGGTTGCGTATTCACACTTTAAACAAGATGTGAAAACACCATTTATTGTTTATCGTGGAAACGGTCAAACCACATTCGGCGGTGACAATACATGGATTTATCGGAACAATCAATATATTATCGAATACTATTTCACAATTAAAGACGAAGAACTTGAAGATGAAATCGAAGAACTTCTTCTTGAAAATGGATACAACTATGAAAAAAGCGAAGATACATTCATCGATTCGGAAGAAGTCTTTGTGATCTATTACTTTGTGTAGAAAGGAAATAAAATGGCAGATTTGAACAAAGTCGAATTTGGAATTTCCGAACTTTACGTTGGCACATATGAAGTCGATTCAGACGGTGATGTAACAATGGGAAGCCCCTACCATCAGGCGGGTGCTGTTTCTCTCACACTTGATCCCGATGAAGATTCAAATGATTTCTATGCTGACAATGTTAAATATTGGTCTGGTTTCTCCAACAATGGATTCACCGGATCGATTGAAGTTGCGAAATTCGATTCAGATTTCAAAACAAACTTTCTCGGATATATAACGCTTGATGATGGCGGTCTTGCAAATATCAAGGGTGCTGTCAAGCCGAATGTATACATTGCGTTCCAGACGGAAGGCGATGCCGAATCCAGAAGAGTTATTCTCTATAATGTTGCACTTGGTTCAATCAATCGCGAATATTCCACGATTGAGGAAACAAAAGAGCCTGTCACCGAAACGATTGACATCACGGTCACAGGTGACAATGCAACCGGTATTGTTCAGGTATCCTACAAGGAATCTGATGCGGGTTACTCAACGCTTTTTGACAATCCGCCCGCACCCGAACTTCCGGATGTAAGCGAATAAAACAAACACATGCGGCGGGGATTTTCCCCGCCGTGAATTTGTATTTTTAAAAGGTGATAACAATGAAAAAAACAATTACTTTAGAAAACGAACAAACTTTGACTTTGAACAACAATGTTGGTTGGACTTTGGAATTTCGCGATCAATTCGGACATGATATCATTCCGGAACTGATGCCGATGCTTGCCGCGTTGGTTGAATTTATTGGTGATGGCATCGCGGATTCAAGTGGCAAAATCAAGGGCAAAGATTTGTTAAAACGAATAGATCAGCAAACTATTGAAAATGCTTTAATCCAATTGTCTTCACTTGAATTTGCATCGTTCATCAACATATGTTGGGCAATGGCGAAATGTGAAGATGAAACAATTGATGAACCAAAAAGATGGATTAAACAGTTTGAAACATTTCCGCTTGATATAATTGCTCCGGTAGTGTTGGAAATGATAATTTCGGGCGTTGTTTCGTCAAAAAACTTCGAAAGCCTTCGCGAAAAGATGGAAAGCGTGAAGGCGAAGAAATAAACATTGACACCATAATCATTGCGGCAACATCACGCGGTTTGACATTATCAGATATTAAACGGATGCAGTTAGGTCAAGTTGTGGATTATTGCATAGAACATGCCAACATGCATTTTGAAGCGGAAAAAGAAGCGGAACAGGAAGAAAAAAGAAAGGGCAAACGAAAGGCAAATCAAGCCGATTGGGATGCCTTTTTAGGTTAATAAAATATGGCGGGAAACATTAAAGGAATTACAATTGAATTCCGCGGGGACACCACGAATCTTGACAAGGCTTTAAGGAAAATAAAGTCCGAAGGTTCAGAAGTTAATAAAGCGTTGGGACAAGTGAACCGCGCTTTGAAATTTGATCCGAAAAACACGGAATTGATTGCGCAAAAACAAACACTTTTGGCGCAGAAAATCAAGCAGACAGAAAATTCGCTGAAAGAATTAAATGCTATTCAAAAACAACTTGATGCGCAAGGTGTTGACAAAACTTCGAACGAATACATGACTTTGCGGCGGAATATCATTGGCGCAGAACAGTCTTTAAAACAATTAACCGCGGAGCAAAAGAAACTAACAGCACAGTCTTCAAAGATGGGACAAGTTTCCGCGGCAACAAAGGAACTTGGTGATAACTTCACGCGTGCGGGGCAAGCGATGATGGGATTATCCAAAGCGGCGGCTGTTGTTGTTGGTGCGCTTGGCGCATTAACATATAAAAGCGCGGCACTTGCAGATGATCTCAATACAATGTCGAAGAAGTATGGCATTGCAACCGATGAATTGCAAATGTACGCATTAACCGCCGAACTTGTTGATGTTCCGGTTGAAACAATGGTTCGCTCTCATACTAAACTAACAAGGGCGATGAATACCGCATCCAAGGGAACAGGCGATGCGGCGGATGCGTTCAAAGCGTTAGGCGTTGAAATATTAGATTCGAATGGTCAATTGCGCGATTCATCTGATGTTTTCAATGAAACAATTCAAGCACTTGGAACAATAGAAAACGAAACACAAAGAGATGCATATGCATTGACATTGTTCGGAAGAAGTGCGGCGGATTTGAATCCGTTGATTGAAGACATGGGCGAAACATATGTGATGGTCGCTCAAATGTTCGCAGACAATGATATGCAATTGTTAGATCAAGAAACACTTGATCGCGCGAATAGATTCAAAGATGAACTCGACAAGATAAAGGCAACCGGACTTCTTGCCTTCCAAACATTAGGTTCACAAATTGCATCATACCTTCTTCCGGTTATGGAAAAGGTTTCAGCGGCAATCGGTAAAATCGCGGCTTGGCTTTCTAAACTAAATCCCGCGGTTCTAACATTGATTGGAGCGATTGCGGGAATCATTGCGCTGATTGCTCCGGCGTTGCTTCTTGCCGGAAAAATAGCATTTGCGATTTCATCAATTACTGGACTACTTGCAACAATGGGAACAACCATCGGAGCGGTCACAACCGCAATTCTTCCGTGGATCGCGGCGATTGCGGCGGCTATTGCGCTTGGCGTACTCCTCTATAAAAATTGGGATAAAATCAAGCAAGCGGCAATTGAACTGTGGAACAAGTTGAAAGAGGCGTTCGAAGCAATTAAAGCAACCGTCACCGAAGTTATAACGAACATTAAAGAGAAATTAACAGCCTTTTGGGAAACCCTTAAATATATATTCTCTTTTGAAGGCTTGGTTGCGATGGTCACAAATGTTTTCGCACGAATCAAAGCGGCAATCACCGCACCGATTGAAGCGGCAAAAGACATCATTCGGGCAATTATTGAAAAAATTAAAAATCTGTTCAATTTTGAATTCAAGCTTCCAAAATTGAAAGTCCCGAAATTTGCAATCACTCCAGCCGGATGGAAGATCGGCGATTTGTTAAAAGGAAAAATCCCGAAACTATCTGTTGAATGGCACAAAGAAGGCGGAATATTTACATCACCCACACTCCTTCAAGGTGCAAATGGATCGTTGCATGGAGTAGGGGAAGCGGGCGCGGAAGCAATTTTACCCTTGTCAAAACTTCAAACGATGCTTGACAATTCGAATTCAACACAGAACGCCATGCTTGCGCAAATGGTTGTTCTTTTAACTGAATTAGTTGTTCAGGGCGAAGAACCAAAGAGGGTTAATTGGAACGAGCGCGAATTGATGCGTCTAATCGCTCAAAATTCATAGGACAGAAAAACAAACACAAATTGGGTGGTACTTTACCATTACCACCCTATAAAAAACGCCTTAAAACGCAAAATAGAGGGTCGAATTTTTTACAATGCAAGACAAATTATACTATTACAACAGATATGGGATTCTGCAAGTCTGTTTGAATGATTATCCGTATTTTATGACACCGGACGACCTAAAAAATTGGTCTTGGGGATATGATGTCCAGTTTGGACAGATTCAGAATTTTAGACGGAACAAAGAAAACTATGTTTTAACCGTTGGAGTTGCGGAAGACTTCAAAGCGGCGCGCGATGCTTTGACGGACATTTTCTCCGCTGATGTGATCGCGGGTGAACCGGGATATTTGCTTTATCGCGGTTGGCGGTTAGATTGCTTTATTACTGAAGCATCCTATTCGTATGCACTTTATATGGATAGGCAAGTTGCATATAACATCCGCGCGGTGGATTCGGTGTGGAAAAGATTCAACACAATCCATATAAACAACACTAATCCAGATTTATCTTCCATCGATTTAGGACGAGATTACGAAAAGAAATCAGGCGTGATCGGTAGGGGATATAGATACGGATATTCGCGGGTTGCGGTGGGTTCAGTAACATTATCACTTTCCGGAACTGGAAACGGATATAAAATTCTATTTTATGGCGCGGTGACAAATCCTTCGATGTATATCAACGATGATCTAATTCAAGTGAACATTGATGTCGATGGCGGTCAATATCTTGAGATTATCTCCGATGGAAATGATAAACAAATCAATCTTGTTGAATTGGACGGAACAAAAACACCGGCTTTCGCATACCGCGACAAGGATTATTCACCATTTGTTGAAATTGGGGATTCGGTTATGGTCACATATGGCGAAATCGAATTTGACTTTACAACTATTGAAAGAAGAAGTGAGCCAACATGGATTTAATATATATTCGCTTTGATTTGGAGAACAATACAAATTCATCGGGGGTGTTGCATAACTACACCGCCGATTTTGATATTACGGACAGTTTGACAAATATCACAAACGATTTCGAAATCAAAATGAACCTTCCTTCCGTTGACAAACTTCTTTACAACGAAAACAAGGTTTCAACATGGGTTTTTGTGGATAATACGGAATTCGGCGGAATAATAACAGGCTACACAATAGACATCGAATCAAATCAAATAATCTATACTGGTAGAACATGGCGCGGGATTCTTTCAGAATTCATTATCGGCGTTCCGGTTGGACAAGATTATTATACTGTTTCGGGATTATTGTCAGATATTGTTGACACGCTTCCGATGCCTTCGATGTATGAAACAGCGGCGGCGGCTTATTCAATTGGATCATACGATTTCGAACGCTACATTCCGACATATGACGGAATTATTGAACTGCTTGCGGCGGCGGATTCCTCATTGCGCTTGTTTGTGAACTTTGAACAAACCGCAAACACTCCGGATGGAACTGTTACATTGACAATCGATGAACAACGTGATTTGCGCGGAATGATTGATTTTTCGCAAGATTACAACGACAATATCAATCTTAAAATCACCCGCGATGGTAGCACTCCACACAAATTGATTTGTCTTGGAGCAGGTGAGGGGGCATTGCAAGAAGTTGTTGAGCTGTATGCCGATGAAGATTGGAATGTTTCAACAACGCCAATTGTTGATGCCTATCCAGTTGAAGTTTACACAAATACTTCATCCGCTGATCTTGAAGCGGACGGAAGAATAAAATTTGCTGAACTAATCGCGAACCATCAACAAATCAATGTTGTTGTTGGCAACCTTGACTTGCAGATAGGGGATTTAATCGGCGCAAAAGATTATGTGACAGGTCAAACAGTTAGTGCTGAAATTGTTGACATAATTCTGAATATAGAAGATTACGGAAATTATCAAACCTATTCAATGAACTATCAAACAAAGGAGATTTAATATGTCTGTTCAAGTAATAACAGGTTATACCGGAACTAAACACATAACACCGGCTGATGATGCCGCTTTCAATCGTGGTGTAGTAGGTGAAAACCAATTGACAACCGCTTTTTCACTACCGGTTCTTGATGAATGTGATTTAACTATCATTTCGAACACTTCAGTTAGAGTGAAAAGCGGTGTTCTTGTTGTACAAGGTCGATTCGGCGTTGTTTCACAGGAAGATTTAACACTTAATTCAATAGCAACAAACAAATCAAGAATCGATTTGATTATATGTAGATACACGCATGATTCCATCACCTTGATTGACAACATGGAACTTGCAGTTGTACAGGGAACGCCGGTCAATTATGGCAACACTCCAACAGCACCAACAATAACCGCCGGTGATCTTGATAGTGGTGCAACGACAGCGGAATTTAAGTTGTTCCGCGTTGAATTAGATAATAACGCGGGAACAATAACAGCGAAAAAATTCGTTGAACTTGTTAATACACCTTCATTGTACGATCTTGCAAGTGTCGAATATACGGTCAACAACATGGATGATTATGTTGTCGATGAGGGAACAGATGCAAATGGATGGAAATACCGCAAGTGGCATTCCGGAAGAATGGAAGCTCATGTATATTTAAACTCATTAACAACATCAGATTATGGAACGGCGACAACCGTTTCGGGTGTTAGCAGAAGACAATTGAACAGCATTCCGACAGTACCAACCGCCTTTTTAACTCTTGATTATTGTGCCGCATCCGGAAATAATTCCGGCGCGTGGATTGTAGGCGGACTTAATGCATCAGATCAGCCGATTGTCTATCAGCAAGCGGTTTCCGGAACAAATGTTGTTGCAAGGGTTTGTATTGAACTGAAAGGCACTTGGAGATAAGAAGGTGAAGAAGAATGAATGAAATGACAATACAAGCATTGGTGCGCTTGCTTGTGACATTGGTTTTATTTATCAATGCTCTTTTAACCGCGAAGGGCATCAATCCGCTTCCATTTGATGAAAATGAAATCACAGAATTTTTGACAATGCTTTTTAGCGGATTAATGATTCTTTGGACTTGGTGGAAAGATGCACCGATTACAAAACTTGCTCAAAAGAAATACATGGAATTTGAGGCAGAAAAGGAATTCGAAAAGCGTTTAAAGAAGGATATGTAAAATGGCAGTAAAATGTGTATGGGCTTCAATAGATGAACGCGGCAAGGCTTCCGGTGGACAAGCTGGAGACCAAACAGGCGGGGAAGTGAAAATCGGCAACTGGTATTATTTCAATCAAAATATTGTTCTTCGTCCAAAGAATGCGGCGGTTGCTTCAATGCTTGCGCTTCACGCGGAAGCGATTGCAAAAAATAATAACGTGGGATATGATCAGTCACAAAGAACAACCCTTTATTATGCTTGGAAGGCGGCGGGATGGGATAATCCCGCGGGGATAAAGGTTAAATGTGAATGTGATTGTTCCGCGCTGATTGCGGCGGACATTAACTCATGCGGAATAACGGTTTCTTCGGACATCAGAACCGCGACAATGAGAAATGCACTTCTCCGAACAGGTCAATTCGAACTTCTCACTAATAGAAAATACTTGACAACGGACGTCAACTTGAAGACAGGGGATATCATTGTTGCGGAAGGCGTTCACACAATTCTTGTGTGCTCCAACGGAGCGAACATCAAACCCGCTCCGGCATCCACGAAAATTTATGCGCGCGGATTTGCGAAAGACAAATTGAATGTATATTCTTTGTGGAGCGGAAAAACAAAGGTTGGAGAAATCGCAAAGGGAACAACTCTTTATTGTTACGGAACGCACAACGATGGAAAGGAACATCCTGATTCAAAAACCGGTTGGGTTTGGTGGGCTATTAATCCCGAAAAAACAAAATGGGTTGTCTACACAAGGCGCATCACGAACACCACAAATTGCACATATTCAAAGGGCGTTGCAAAACAAGATATCACGATTTACGACAATTGGAAGAACGGCAAGAAAATCGGAGATATCAAAAAAGGAACGAATGTTCTTTGCTATGGTTCAAACAAGGTCGATTCGGTGAATTGGTGGTTGGTCGCTCCAGTTACGGAAGGTTGGAAGTGGATAATTGCAACCGGTAATATTAATACAAAGGGGTGATGGCTATGAATGACGGACTAATTATTGCGGCGGTTGGATTCATCGCAACGCTAACCGGACTAATCATTGCGATTCTAAAGCCTATTATCAATTTGAATTCATCAATCGTGAAGTTGAATCTAAACATTGAAAGCCTGGAAAAACAATTACAAAGAGAAACCGATGAAATCAAAGGCAAGATGAACGAGCATGAAATAACACTTGATGAACATACACACACATTAATTAAACATGAAGATAGAATATCATTTTTAGAAAAAGGCGTGAAATGATAGCGAACCGAAGCCGCATCCGCGGTTTCCGTTGGTTATCACTACAAAGAAGGCGGGCACAAAGCCCGCTTTTTTTGTTGCAATTTTTTATTTTTTTAAAAAACTTTTCTGCAAGCCGCGAAACCGTTGAAATTTCAACGATTATTTGTGATAAAAAATATTTATTTTTTGCAAAAAAGTGTTGACATAGGTATTTACCTATGTTACCATATAATCAAGGAGAGGGGAGAAATGGGAAAATATAAAGCTCAAGAAAACTATGATCGTGCAAACACGCGTTCAATCATGCTGAAACTAAACAAAAAAACCGATGCGGATATTCTTGCAAAATTGGATTCGGTTCAGAATCGACAAGGTTATATCAAACAATTAATAAGAATAGACATAGGAAGTAAAAAAGAAAGGATTGGTGGAGAAGATGTCAATGATGAAACGCCTTCTTGAGGAAGAAATGTATAACGCTATTGATGAACTTGATGAAACATTTGAAGTCCCAAGGGAATTTGTTGAAAACATGTATTTTGTAATGTGGGAGAAAACCGGAAATCTTATGGATGCTTTTGACATCTGTTATTCCAGATTGCCGGAAATCGAAGAAATTTTCAATTATATGTAAGTAAAGGTGGTGATTTTATGGCATTTTTTAAGAAAAGACAAAAGGTTGAAGAATCCACGCCGATTCCCAAAATCGAAACGGTATACTTCACCACAACCGGCACGAAGTACGACAATCCGGACGGAAGCAAAAGAACCGATGTCCTTGAGGCTCTTGCGCAAGATTTTGAAGAATGGGTTGATCCGGAAGATTTCTTCAACGGTTATACAAACAAGGAAATCAAGGAAGACGATTTATCGGTTGGCAAGTATGAGGGTTTTACTGTTTATTATGAATTGGAAGAATATGACTATCAAGGTGATCTCGCATATTATATTCACACAAACAAAGGAATTGTCGGAGTAGTGCCCGCGAAAATTGTTCCGCGCTTGCATGAACTATTAGAACAAGAGTGGAACAGTATTGAACTTCATGGAACACTATGCGGCGGAAAAACAAAATACTATGATTGGGATTCGGAAAAAGTAGAAATTGAAGATGAACCATATTCACTTGATTGTTCAGCAAAATTCTATCCAAAGAAATAGCAGATTGTTATTGACAAGATTTCCGATTCATATTATATATTAAGTGTTGGTGGTACATTTCCCAAAATTGTGATTGAGGGGATATCTTCAAACTAACCTATACAAGAATGAATGATAGAATCACCAACGAATGTTTTTTGAAAGGTTGGTGATTTTTTTATGCGAAACAGAATTGTCAAAAGAATCAAAATCATCACAGGCGATCCTGTAATTGTCGAATCCGAAACGAATGATTTTCTTGACGGCTTGGCTGATGAAGGAATCGAAATTGATGACATGATTGTAAACCCAAATCCACTACAAGTAACAATAACTTGGACTATCAAAGAGATTATACCAGAAAACATTAAAGATGAGTATTCTCTTCGCGGCATTCACGATCTTTGCACAAAATGTAAATATTGCGAATTGCCGGATGACAAAAGGTTCAAAGCGGCTTGGTGCAAGCTACACAAAGAAGAAATAAACAAAAAGGATTCAGCTTGCATTGACTACTATCAAATGATGGATAGAAACAAATAGCCTTCGAACAACCGCCGTCCTGTTTATCTTTCATAACCACTACATTTTGTTAAATGGCGAATAAACAAGATATATCTACTATCCTCATTACTCAATTAATTCACTACCAATGGGCGGCGGTTGTATGAGGAAGAAGAAAGGAAGAAAGAAATGTTGAACTTTATTAATAAAAACCGAACCGCTTTCATATTCATATTCTTGGCGGCGTTGCTGTTCTATGAATCGTTTTGGGCGGTTTGTTCCGTTGGTGGTGCGGTTGCGCTCCGTATAGTTTCCGCGATTGTTCTAATCGTTGGGCTTTGTCAATTTAAGAGAAAGGCGGCGGAAAAATGAGAGAAGAAGATTTCATCGAATTTAGAATATTAAATGCACTTCGCAAAGGTGAACCGATTAAAAGATTTGCATTGAAAGAATTTGGAATAACTGATCGCGCGGCGCGAATGGCAATTCAAACACTTCAATTTGCGGGTTATCCAATTATAAATATGCAGGATGGAAGCGGATATAAACTTGCGGAATCCGAAGCTGAATTGAACGCTTATAAGATGCAAGAAAGAACCCGCGCCGAAATGATAATGGAAAAAATTGAAAGCATGAGGATAGCAGAATGAAAAATGATATTGGTGGCAAAAAATTAAAAATCGAATTATATAACGATTCGATGCAAAGTTGGAAATCATACCCGATTCAAAAAGCACAATTGATTATTGCAGATATTCCGTACAATGTCGGTAATAACTTTTATGGAAGTAACCCATCATGGTATATCGGCGGTGACAATAAGAACGGAGAAAGCAACAAGGCGGGTAAAGCCGCATTTGCAAGCGATTACAATTTTAATCTTTATGAATATTTCCATTTTTGCAGTAGGTTAATGAAAAAAGAACCGAAAAAAGGGGGGGCGCGTGGAAGATCAAGCGATGCACCATGCATGATTGTATTTTGTAGTTTTGAACAGATGCCAACACTCATTGATGCGGCTAAAAAACATGGTTTTGTGCATTATATCCCGCTTACATTCATAAAAAAATCAAGCCCGCAAGCATTAAAAGCTAACATGCGGATTGTTGGAGCAACGGAGCGCGCATTGCTCTTTTACAGGTCATATCTTCCGAAATTCAGAAATGGAGTGCAAACCGATGAAAACGGAAAAGCAATCCGCGGGACAGGGAAAATGGTTCTTGATTGGTTTGAATGGGAACGCGATGGCAAAGATATACCGAAGATACATCCGACACAAAAGCCGGTTGCAGTATTAAAACGATTGATTGAAATATGCACCGATCCGGAAGATGTTGTTATTGATCCCTGTTTTGGAAGTGGTTCAACAGCACGCGCATGCATTGAAACAGGGCGGCAATTTTACGGATTTGAAATCAACAAAGAGTTTTACAGGCGCGCAAAAGAAGAAATGATCGGCAATTACACCGTTCAAGAAACTATTTTCTGAATAAAAAATGATTAAAGAATTTACTATTCCATTCCGGTTAGACGGATTAAATGAGTATACGAAAGCAAATCGCACAAGTGCGGCGGTTGGAGCGGCGATGAAGCGAAGAAATGAAGCGTTCATTCTTGATGCAATACGCGATGCGGGTTTGCTTGGAGTACACTTCGAAGAACCAGTGAAAGTCTTATTCCATTGGCATGAGAATACAATGCGGCGGGATTTGGACAATATTGCTTTTGCAAAGAAATTCATTCTCGATGCACTTGTAAAAGCTGAAGTCTTAAAAAACGACAATTGGGAATATGTCAGGGGGTTTGTCGATTCTTTCTCTTTGACAAGACATCTTGATCCATGTGTTCAGGTGACAATTTGCACACTTGGACATTTCAATGACAAGGACTTCGAATTCAGGGTTAAAAACTATAAAGGTATTAGCAACTTATTAGGGGAGAAAACATGATAATAGATCACACACATCCGGCATACATCAGAAAATGGCGTAATATGACCGGTGGAAGATATAATGGCGCATATTACTACTCGCAAGAAATCAGAAAGAACATTATTCCGAATGTTGAAACAGATAGAAATTGGGTTCTTGTGAATGTTGGCAAGGCGGCGGATCACTCAATTGTTTTTATTCATAACAATTTGCATCCGGAAAACTATGACTATTTAAAGAAGTATGAAGATTTGGTTCTTGTTTGTGGGGTGCGTTCAACTTGTGACAAAGTGGCACATTTAGGACATGCAATCTATCTTCCGTTGTCGGTTGATGTTGCTGAAATCGAAAAGCACAAGAAACCGAAAACAAAAGAAACCGCATATGTCGGAAGAAAGGGCAAAAAGAGATATGACTTCATACACCTTCCGGAAGGAACACCGTGTTTAGAAGGCTTGCCACGAAATGAACTTCTTTCAAAAATGGCGGAGTACAAAAACATTTACGCGGTTGGAAGAACAGCAATTGAAGGCAAGATTTTAGGATGCAAGGTTCTTGTCTATGATGACAGATATCCATCAACAAGGATATGGCGAATCATTGATAACAAGGATGCGGCGGCTATGCTCCAACAGAAGCTTGACAAGATAGATGGAATAACAAGGGAATAAATGTTACGCGGTTTTTTTAAGATTTACAGAAAAATAGATTCTTGGGAATGGTGGTCTGATCCGATAACACTTGCGGTTTGGATTCACATTCTGCACCGCGCAAGATACGGAACAACGCCGATGAATTACAAGGGTGATGTGATTGAAAGGGGAGAATTGATAATCGGACTTCACGAATTCTCCGAAGAATGCGGAATCTCCGTTCAGAATCTTCGAACCGCATTAAAACATCTTGAATCAACAAAAGAACTAACAAGGAAGGTAACAAGTAAAGTAACAAGAAAGTATCATCATTATAACGTTGAAAATTACACGTTTTATCAAGATTTCAACCTTGAAGGTAACAAGTTAGAAAACGGATTGCTAACAAGCAACCAACAACAAAAGAAAAAAGAGAATAAAGAGAATAAAGATATATGTGTTTATAGAGATAATTATAAATATATATATTCTAATAACGCGCGAAGTGAAGATAAAGACCGCAAGATTACCGCGGTTGCACCGCGTGAAAACACACACGGATATGGCAAATTTGGGAATGTGTTTCTGACTTCCGAAGAGTATCAGGAAGTCAAAGAAACCTTTGAAGATTCAAGACAACTAATCAACAGGGTTTCGTATTGGCTGACCGAAAACGAACGCAAAAATCATTTCGCGGTTGTTTTAAAATTTGCCGATGCCGACAATTGGCGCAAGATACCGCGCGAAAGAGAAATGACCGCTGAAGAAAAACAAATCGATGGTCTGACAATGGCTGAAATTGAAGCTTTACAGGAAGGGCGGTTCAATGATTAGCAAAGAAACAATGATTATTATTCCGAATGCAGAAAATCCCGAAAACTATCAAATTGCGGGAATCAAGAAAACAGCGTTTTGGATGTTTGCTCCGATCCGAAACAAGAACGGAAAAGGGTATTCAAAAGCCGCAATTGTTTGTTCAAATTGCAAGGCGGAGAAACAACAAGAATCTTTGAACTATTGCGCGAATTGTGGGGCGTTAATGAGGGGGTAGCGATGGAGAAATACAATTCAAAACACGAAGGATATTCGATGATACTTGAAAATGTTGATGATGCGAATTCTGATTTAAATGTCATTGTTGAAAACTTGGGAAATCTTTGGTACGCGATTAAAACCGAAGATGAAACAAGTGATTATGCAGAAATCATTGAAAAGTATGCTTTAACAGGTGCGGCGGCTTTGAATCTTGTTGCTGAAACCGCGCATAACTTTCAAGAATCATTCGAACCGAAAGAAAAGAAAATGAAATTGAATCCTTTTGACAATTCGATTGAGGAAGTCAAAAAGATTATGAAGAATGCGGCGGGAATGGGAATCGATAAATGAAAGACTATTATCCGAAGGCGGCAAAAAGAAAAATACCGCAAGATATATATCTTCGGTCACTAAACACGATCCGCGCACTTCCGCGATTGCAAGAAAAGGCAAGTCAATTATTGCATGAAACATATAAACAAGATGTGCATGTTCAGACAAGCAAGAAGATTAGTCCAACGGAAATCATCGCGATGCGGCGGGAAAAGACATTGAAGGAAATCGAACAGATTGAAAAAGCCTTTGAAACCGTTCCGGAAGAATACCGCTTAATGCTAAAGAAAAACATCATTGAGCGCGTTCCGATGGAGATGATCGCGGGCGCATCTCCGAAAACGATATCACGAATGAGATTAAGAGTGATTATCGAAGTCGCAAGAAATACCGGATTAATAGACGAATACGAATACAAGGAAACATTGAGGAAATGAAGATTAACAAAACAGAAATAGTCGAAAAGAAACAAAACCATCTCATGTATGACGAAATTGTTCCGCTTCCGCATGGTGAAGTCTATGTCAACAAATTAGGAACAGTTATCACATCGCGTGAAACATTCGAAGAAATAATCAAAGATTCGGTGAATGAAATCCTTGCAAGATTGAAGAACGAAATCAAGAACGATGAAACTAATTGATGCGGATAAACTGAAAACGCTATTGCTTGAAACAGGTGCGGCGGAAATTGAGGAAGAAGGAATTCTTTTCGCTGATCCGCACGATTGGTTATTCACCACAAATGAAGTTTTTGAATTAATCGATAAACTTCCCAAAATCAAAGAAATAAAATGTAAGTAAAATTGGAAAATATGACCATTTAGGGGAAGAAAATACATATATAATGTTAATGTAAAAAAACCACCAATAATCTTTTTTACAAAACATAGGAAAACACAGATCGTCGGGATGTCTGTGTTTTTTCTTTTACGGAATGTCAAGGTTTTCATTTTAGCCTCCTTTTAATGAAAATCAATACTAATATCTATCATTCTCCGTTGGAAGCGGTCATTTTTTACTCTTTTCGATGATCGCTTCCAGACAGGGAAGGGGAAAGAATATGTACAAGGGAACAACACCAACAATTGTTTTAACGCTTCCGGCTGATGTGGACTTGTCGGATGCATCGAATGTTTATGTTTCAATTGCAAAGAGAAACGGCGCGGAAATCATAAGAAAAACAACATCTGATCTTGTAATTGATGAACACTCAATTTCTGTATATCTTTCACAAGAAGAAACACTTTCACTTCCGGAATTCATCGAACTTCAAGTCAATTGGACATATGTTCAAGATAATACAACGAAGAGAATCGCATCGAAGATTTACACATTAAGATTTGAAAACAACATTATCAATCAAGTATTGAACTGATGAACACAATACCACTTAACATACAAATACAACCGAATGATATCAATTTGAATGTTGACGGCGCCGCGGGGCAAATTGTTCCGGTGCAGTTGGATTCAAAGATTCAAATAATCACCGGTGAGCATTATGAGGGTGAATATACTTTTACGCCAACAAGCGAAACTCAAACAGTAAATGTTCAAGGACTTGTTTGCGATGAAGATATTACTATAAATCCGATTCCATCAAACTATGGTTTGATTACTTGGAATGGTTCAGTTTTAACGGTTTCATAGAAGGAAAAACAATGGCAGATATCGTAATTAATAACATTTCGTATAATGATGTGCCGCAGGTACAAATTCCCAAACAAGGCGGCGGAACTGCATCTTTTGTTGATGCGAGTGATGCAACGCTTGATAGCGGCGGCAAATTGTTAAAAGATGTCACCGCTTATGCGGGTACTACAAAATACACAGGTACAATCGAAACAAAGACATCAACAGATTTGTCGGCTTCGGGTGCTACCGTAACTGCTCCGGCGGGCTATTATGCAAGCAACGCAACGAAAACTATTTCAAGTGGTTCGGCAACCGCGCCGGGTACGATATCCGGAACAAGTGCAAGTGTATCAACAGGAACAAATGTTCTAACGCTAACTAAAACCGTTAGTGTTACACCGTCTGTAACTGCGGGATATATTTCTTCGGGAACAGCGGGCAATGCGAGCGTTTCTTTGTCGGCAACGGTAACAACGAAAGCGGCGGCAACTATTACGCCGGGAACAAGCAATCAAGAGATTGCGGCGGGAACATATTTGACAGGAAAGCAAACGATCTTGGGCGATGCAAATCTTGTTGCGGCGAACATCAAAAGCGGGGTTTCGCTTTTCAATGGTGCAATTGTGGGGACATTGAGCGCGGCAACAATTTCACAAGATTCAGGCACAAAGATATTGTCAATCTCGTAGGGGGGGTAAACAATGGCACAAAACATAGGACCTTTGCAAGGGGCGTATTTCTCAAATGTGCCGGCTGTTAATCTTCCTAAACAAGGCGGCGGAACTGCTACATTTACTGATGTCACGGACACAACAGCGGCGGCGGCGGATGTTGCATCAGGAAAGTATTTTTATACTTCATCAGGAGTGAGAACAGAAGGAACAGCGAGCGGCGGCGGTGGTGGAGCATTCACAGTCGCAACAGCAACAAAAAC